CGCAACTCACTTTTACAATTTGGTAAGGGGAATTGCTGGAACCTCTGCTTCCGCTTATGTTGGTGGAGAAACGGTTAATCTGAAAATTGAAAACTCTTCTATTGCAGTCGCTAATACTGCAAGCCCCTTTGTTGTTGGCGTTGCCGCTACCGGAACCATTACACCTGTTGCCCCTAGTGTTCATTATGATGAAGACTATATTACTATTTCTGATGGTAATAAAACGGCAACTTTTGTCATTGATAAAGTCGGTGATGGAACTAACGTGTATGGCGGTATTCCACTAGACATTTCTGCCGATGCTGCTTCTGTTGATGCGGCTGATGTTGGATTGCCTTTGGCTTATGCTATTGATGACATGTACAAAATTACGGTTGTCGATAGTGCTAATTTTGCGGTTTGTCCTTTTGCTTCTACTTCTGGTGTAAATGGTACTTATAACACTGTTGCAGATGCTAATAGCAACTTTGCAGGGTCCGTCATTTCTACTTCCGGTGATGCCTTCCAAGGTATCGTGAGACATATTGATGGCAATAACCTGTATGTCCAAGTGACTACTGGTTCGGCTCCCGCTATTGGCACTGGCGTTGACAATGCGCCTTTTTCTGCCGTAGATACTTTAATCACTAGAATTGAAAAAGTTGTAGATATTTCTGCTACTTGGAGTTCTCCTGATATTGAATTGACCGCATTAAATACGGGAAGCCGTGCGAATGTTCAATTGATTCAATCCGGTGGAACTTTCACAATTGATGGCCTTTCTGGTGGTGCAGATGAAATTAATGCCCGTGGTGATTATATTGCACGGTTGAACAAAAATCTGGAACCCATTGATGAAATCACTTTTTCAGACAACGAAATCTTGAAAGTTTATGCTAGAAACCCCGGAAAATGGGGCCAAAAGATTTATGTGTCTGTTGCCAATCCTTATGAGTTTTCCAGTGCTTATGTAATGGGAGATTCCGAAGGTGGATTGACTTTTGCTTCTGAATTTGATTATCGGCCATTAGAATCCAAAAAAGAAATTGCTGTTGCTGTTATTGAAGAAGACAATCTTGGTAATAAAGTCATTGTTGAAAAATACATTGGCTCTTTGACTGAGGGTGTCCTTGACGATAATCAAAACAGTTATTTCATTGAAGATATTGTGGCGAATCAATCATCTTTCATCTTCATTGATGTTAATGATAAAACTTCTGCCAGTGAAGCAACACAAACTTATCTAACTTCTAGCATTGATAATTCCGTCACTACAATTCCGGTTATTAGCACAACTGCTTTCCCAAGCAAAGGCCGCATTAAAATTGAAAATGAATGGGTCTATTATACGGGTAAAACGTCCACTACGTTCACGGGATGCGTTAGAGGTGCAGATGGTTCAACTGCCAATTCTCATGCCTCTGCATTGACCGTATATGAAAATAACATGCCTTCTGTTGTGACTGAAAAAGCCTTAGAAGGTGGAGCAGATGCAATTTATTCACGTGAATCAATTCGTGATGAAATTCTTTTGGTTTATGATTTATATTCTGACCCCGAAGACATTACTATTGATATTGTAATTGATGGTGCTAACGTCAACGACGTGACTATTCAACAATACATTATTGATAACATTTGTGAAGTTCGTCGTGATTGTATTGCTGTTTTAACTGTACCCTATTCTTCTATTGATCATTCTTTGAAATCTCAACAAATCAATGGTATGATTGATTTTAGAACATCCACAGGAACTTATTCAGGAATCGGGTTAAATAGAAATTCTTCCTATGCTGCATTGTATGGTAACTGGAAATATCAATATGATAAATACACTGATAAATTCCGTTGGTTGCCTCTTTCTAGTGATATGGCGGGAATCATGGCCTTCACTGATGATACCACAGATCCTTGGTGGGCACCTGCTGGCTTGAATCGTGGGCAAATGAAAAATGTGTCTCGTTTCAAAGTTCAACCTGTTTTGGGTGATCGGGATTTATTGTATAAAGATCAAATCAACCCTGTCTTAGAATTTCGTGGTGATGGTCCGGTTGTTTGGGGTCAAAAAACAATGCTCACTAGACCGTCTGCATTCGATAGAATTAACGTGCGTCGTTTGTTCTTGGTGCTTGAACGTGCTGTCAGTATTGCCGCTAAATTTTATCTGTTTGAGTTCAACGATAGATTCACTAGAACGCAATTAGTGAATATGATTGAACCGTTCTTGAGAGAAGTTCGGGGCCGTCGTGGTATTCAAGATTATCTGATTATTTGTGACGAAAGCAATAACCCCCCAACTGTCATCATGAGAAATGAATTGGTTTGTGATATTTATATCAAACCCAATTATGTTGTTGAGTTCTTGCGTCTTAATTTCATTGCAACAAATCTTGGCACTTCTTTCCAAGAATTGTTGAAAGTATAAGGGGGATTTAATGCCTATTGATTTAACTTCCTATAAGGGTAGAGTCAACCCCTATGGTATTATTTCAAAAAACAGCTATGAAGTGACCATTTCTGGAATGTCAGAAGACGTAACCATGTTTTGTCTTGCGGCTCAGTTGCCCGGTATGACTATGGGTGTTGCCTCTGCATTCTTTCAGGGTCGCCAATTGAAACTTGCTGGTGATCCTCGGTATCCCAACTGGTCCGCCACGTTCTATGCTAATTCCGCACAATCTACCATTGAAACCTATAAAGCGTTCTTGGATTGGTATAACCTTCCACGCCATCAGGTCACAAACGTAGGTAAACGGGATGCACAGCAGTATTGGAAAACCGTGACGATCAAGCCACTAGCTGCCGATAGGACTACTGTTGTTTCTAAAATTGAACTGATTGATGCGTTTGTCACCGAAATTCAGCCCATTGACATTAGTTACGAGTCTGAAAACGAATTGCTGACGTTCAACGTCATCCTTGAATTTTCCGAAACTACCGTTGAGGGGTCTTGGGGTGCTTCAGGTCTTGCGAATTATCCAAGCAACCCCAACATTCCCATCTAACTTTTATAACTTTTTTTTACAAAAGGGGTCGATTTCGACCCCTTTTCTCTTGACAGATTTTCTTTTTGGCTATAGATTGCCCCTATTACTGTTGCTGGTCTTTTTAATAAATAGATTATAGATCATAGTTGTGTGACACATTAGGAGCAAAAAATGAGTATTTTAAAAATTAAGCCGGAGTATTGGGAAAAGGCCACTGGATTTCATGGGATGGTCCAAAACTCTGTCTTATTTTCTAATGGCTATTCAGAAGATATTGAACCTCATATTGGGGATAAAATTTATTTTGATGTTGTTTCTGAAGAATCGGTTAAAAATAATGAATTAAATTCTAAAACTATTATTTTAAATCAGCCTTCAGAAAGTTTTATTAAATCAAAAGAAATGATGAATGTTTTCCAATATATGAATGAAGGTGATGCCATTATTCTTATTATGAAAGACGTACACCCTGAGTATTCCGAAGAAACATGGGGATTTTTTGGACATTTATTTTATAATTACATTCTTCAAAAAACATTTGAAATCCCCTTAGATGTTGATTTGTTTTATGATCATTTGCCTACCCATGAGCTAAAAGTATATTGTGGGATTAAAAACACCAATAAAATTAAAGAAATCACTGAGAATAGAAAAAAAGCTTCTACAATGACAACTCAATCTATTGTTGGTGATGTTAAGCGTATTTATGTACAAACAACTGAAGATTTTCCAGAATCAGGATACCTTTTAATCAATGATTTGAAAATTCGTTATGATAAACGTGGTGTTAATTTTTTTGAAAATAAAAACGGAAAACCATTATTGTCAACTGGAACCAGTAATATCATTAAAGGCACCCCTGTTAAAAAATTAAGAAAAGTTTTTGATTATTCCAAAATGCCTATTTTAATTAAAAATTTTGATAAAGAAATTTCAGTTTTTGTAGGAACAAGAAAAAACTTAAAGTAGGTTATCATGATTGTTATTTCGAGCGATAATGAAAAGATTTTAATAAATAGTTCTCTTAAAGTTTGTTATGAGAAAAATTTATTTTTAGTTAGTGAATTTTCTTACAATGAATTGCCACCTATTTATCAAAATAGAAAAAACATTTCTTATGAAGATTTTTATTCTTGTTTTTATTCTGGAATGAAAAGAGATGTAATGGATTATATTCTTAAAGATGAATGTTTTTTCATTTATAATTTAAATAAATTCAATTCATTGTTTAACGTCCCAGATCTTCCTAGCTGTGTTAAAGGATTTTCCTTACTGATGAATGATTGAGGCGGCGAATGGCCACGGATAACGTATTCAATCCAAGAAAAAAGGTCAATCATCGGCAAATTCGTCAGGAAATACTTGACATAATGCGATCCGATGATTATACTATAGTCGAAGCGGTCTATGATTGGGCTTGCTTACATAACATCCCATTAGATTCACTGTCGGGCTATCTTGATAAGAATTTAATGGATAAACTGAAATCTGAATTGTATTCCTTCAAAGATCCACAATTCAAAAAACGTCAAGAAGAAATTGATCATCTTTTTGATTGAAAAATAATCGGATTTAATACCGTCAACATTAAAAGAGAAATACCGTTAAGGAGAATTTTTATATGAGTTATTCCGCGCTGCAAGCCAAAAGAAATAGACGCCAACAGGCCAAGGCCACCCAAACAATGACCGAGAATAGTTTTTACAAGGAAGATTTTATTGTAAGAGTTCCATTAGAAGATGGGGCCGGAATGATGAAGGGTCGATTCCTTCCGAATGTTCCATCCAGACTTCATCCTGACGATTATGAAGCTACCCCTTGGTGTGTTCGTCGTTATCATCATTATATGAATGTTAATGGGACGAAATTTTTTGTTCACTGTCCAACTTCTGTGAATGATTTGATGGCAAATAAAGATGAGCATAAAAATTGCCCAATTTGTGAATGGAACCGTTCAATTGTTGATTCAGAAAAAGTAGGGGTTGAATGGGTAAAAGCAAATGGCACTTATCGCCGCAAATCTTATTATGCAAATTTTCTTGTTCTTGAATGTAAAAATAAACCTTCTCTTGAAAGAAAAGTGATTGTTTTATCTTTTGGGCAACAATTGTATGATATTTTGGAAAAATATGCCCTTGGATGTCCTGAAGAGGAAATTGAGCAAAATTATTTTTGGGATTATTTAGATGATTCTGAAAATAATGATCCTTGTGAAGGTCGGGTGTTTAAGATTCAAGCATCGGTTTCTTCAGGACAAACGAATTACTTTTCCAGTCAATTCATTGGTGAACCTTGGCCTTTGACTAAAAAGTTTTCTGTCGAAGAAATTAAAGAGTTTGAACAATCACTTATTGCTTTGGAAGATAAGGTTGTATTAGATTTTCCCTATCGGAGTTATGAAGATCTGGAAAGATACTTGAATTCTTTTAGACGTAAAGCAGGTTGGGAAGGCATTGGCCAACTCAATGCCAATGAAGATAGAAACACACTTCATACACAACGTGAAGAAGAAAAAGAAGAAGAGCATTTTTCTAATTCTAAACCACAAGAAAATGAACAACCAACGGCACCAAAACGGTCACAGGCTTCTCCCAAACCATCAGATGATGACCTGTTTGACGACATTCCCTTTTAAAATTTTATAAAAAAGGGGCCTTCTGGCCCCTTTTTTCTTGACAAAAATCAAACTTTGATATAGATTAGAAATGTTCGGATGAACGCGCCTTTAGCACAATGGATAGTGCAACGGCCTTCTAAGCCGTAGGTTACAGGTTCGAGTCCTGTAAGGCGCACCAATGCCGCTATGGTGAAATTGGTAAACACACAAGACTTAAAATCTTGCGCCTTTCTCAGGCTTGTCGGTTCGATTCCGACTAGCGGCACCATTCGGGCCAATAGCTCAGTTGGTTAGAGCTTCCGGCTCATCAAAAGAGAGAAACATATGAAAATACGAATGCTAAATGGATACAGAGTAATATTTCTTCCTGATCATTCAAAAGCAATGACTTCAAAAAACTGGAACGGGTATGTTTATGAACATATTGCAGTTGCAGAAAAAAGTCTAGGAAGAATTATTAAAAGCTCAGAAGTTGTCCATCACCTGAACGGGGACAAGAGTGACAATAGAATTGCAAACTTATTAGTCCTTGAACGGGGTATGCACACTAAACTTCATGCGTGGATCTCTGCTGGTGCCCCTGGTATCGAAAGATTCAGTGGGAATGGGGTGAATTCAGGGAAAGCTAAAATAGCTGTAAAATTTTGTAAAATATGCGGATCTGTGCTTCAATACAAACAAAAAATGTTTTGTTCAGAAGCTTGTCGAGCATATGGTCGCAGAAAAGTTATCCGCCCATCCGAGACGCAGCTTGCAAAAGACATTCAATGTATGCCGATGACACGCATCGGCAAGAAATATAATGTATCTGGAGCAACCGTTAAAAAATGGGCGAAAGCATACGGTATATCATGCCAATCCTGAGCCAAGCCTCCGGTACACCGGAGGAAGGTGCAGAGACTACCTGAGAGGTTTAGTCCTCTTAATAACAGGCTAGAGCGCCCCACACCTAAGTCTAATATAGATATGGTGATGATATAGTCCTACCCCATAGGGAAATCTATGGAAGGTGAACCGGACGGTCGTAGGTTCGAGTCCTACTTGGCCCACCAATTCCTTTTTAGGAGATTTTATGGATGTAAGAATTGAAAAAATTTTCCTAGACGTTCAGAAAGAAGTCATTAAAACTAGAGATCAGGAAAAGATTCTTGATTTTATTGCTTCTGAATTGGAAAATAAAGGAATACCATATTATGCTATCGTTTACGATTTAAAGGACAATCATTTCAAACCTCCTTTAAAAATTCAAGTTTATGTTGATTTGAAAAATGATAACTATTATAATCACATTCTTGAGTTTGAAACTATTAATTTTCATGTAAGTTTTGAATTTAAAAAAATTTCTATAATTGGTGGATTCGATGAGAGATAAATTTGCAGAATTAGCATTGGTAAAATTTAAACAAACAGGTAATTTGATTCCAATGCTTAAATCATGTAATCATGATTATGATGCTTTAAATCAGAATCCCTATCATTTAGAAAATGATGTTTACACCCATACGATGATGGTGTTTTCAGAAGCTTTAAAATGTGAAAATTTATCCCGTTCAGGTCTTATGGCCGCATTATTTCATGACACGGGAAAACCATTTACCCGCCAGTCAGAAATTGAAACTAAAAAGGTTTCATTTTATGGCCATGAAAATGTTTCAATGTTTGTTTTCTTGGATTTTATTAAAAAACATTTTAACGATTTGGAGTTCACAGAAAAAGAAATTATTAAAACATTACAACTTATCAATTGGCATCAAATCAATTTAAATGGTTTTGATCCATCATTTTATAGAAATTTTATAAAAAGATTTTATTCACCAAATAAAGAAGTTTATAACAGGTTTATTAGAGATTGGGTTAACGTAAGAATTTGTGATTATGCAGGAAGGATTCATTTTGATGAAAGAAAAACAAGTTCCGTTCATGATTTTATGGATTTTGTTGAATCTCCTGAAACTCAAGAGTTTTTAAATCAACCATTGAATGAATTAGAAATTTTTGATAAAGAGTTAATTATTTTATCTGGAATTTCTTATTCTGGAAAATCAACTATAGCTAATAAAATTCAAAGTAGTTATGGACATGTTATTGTTTCATCGGACGATGAATTGATTAGGTTGGCTACCGGAATGCCATATAACGAAGCATTTTCAAAATTAGAAACCAATTCTTCTTTTAAAAATAAACATAGAGTGAACTTAGAAAATAGTTTTTATAATGCAATGAAAGAAAATAAAAACATTATTATTGATCAAACGAATTTAACTAAGAAAAGTAGAAGATGGAAAATTCATGAAGCTAAAAAACGTGGTTATAAAGTAAAATCAATAGTTGTTTTGACCACTTCCCCTATGGTAGGAGACAGGCAACATAATAGAAGTAATAAATTCATTTCTTCTGCTATTCTTGATAATCAAAGAAGAATTTTCTCATTACCTTCTTACGATGAGGGATTTGATGAAATTGAATTTAACTTTGATTCATTTTAAACAGAATAAATAATTACAAGCATCTTTAGGCTTCGGTCTCAAGATCAAG